TCAATAACTTTTCTATATTGCGTCTGAGATTTAATATCAGCTAAATAATCTAAAGCCTCTTGTTTTTCAGTAAATCTTTTTTGTATGTTTTTATTGCAATATTTTATTTGAACTTTCCATTTATTTCTAGATTTATCATATGATATATGTCGTGCATCTTCTGGAACTATACATTGATTTATAGCATAAGTAAATCTTGGTACATTTAATTCTATTGCTGCTCTTTTTGCCGTGTTATTATTCCATCTCACAAACCATTGATCATTATTGCTTATTTTTGATTTTCTGCTATTGATATACCCATCATAGCCAAGCTTATTCATTATTATTTGCACATCTCTACAGAGTCTCTCTGAGACGGAATAATAAGCAAGTCCAATACAATTTTCATTTTCTCTATCTTTCCAGAGAAAACATGATCCGTCACCATCAAATAAACCACTAAGAAATGCTAGTATGTAATTTTTAGGTGCTGTCAAAATAGAGTCTGGTATAATTTTGCTATGTGAAGTAGAGTAACCTAAGCCTAAATCGAACAAGAGACTCCTAAGAGCCTGATCGTCTGTATAAACAGTATAAGATTCCTTGCATTTCCAGCCATATCTATTGTCTATATAGCTTGATTTAGTACTGACTTTCCAATTAAACTTAGAAACTATACGATTAACTAAGTCTACATCAGTAGTCGAAATGCTTATTCTTTTCTTATCAACAATACTGCCCTCACTAACTAATAACCCCATTAACCAACATAAATCTTCATTTAAACCATTTGTATTTGACCCAAAAAATGAGTTTATAGATTTTTCAATCCAATCTCTATTTGATAATTCTAGTGGCGTTTTCCATCCATTTTGTGTCATCATCTTATGATTCTCAGAACATCTTATAACATATCCATTTTCTAGTTTTATTTCATAAACATCTGTTAATGGTGTTTTGATAAATTTTTCTGGCTTTTCAAAACTTAATGATGTATCGCCAGTTATTAACTCAGAATTATGAGTCATGTCAAAATTCTCTATCCTTATCAGTCCATTTGTAGTTTCAACTAAAGAACCAGCCTTTAAGCAAGCAAACTCGTCGCTAATTATATCATGGGCTCTCTGGCCTCTGATTTTTTGCCCATCTCCCAATGGTAAAGCGGTTATGATGCTATCATTAATATACATAACACATCTATCAACATCTCTTCTTGGGCCACTATTGTTTCCGCATAAATCCCTAAGCACTGGAGCATTCTTCCAAATTGTGTCCATATACTCAAATATTACTTTTGACTGTCTGAACGCAGCACCAACAATAATAATTTTTCTGCGAGGCATGAAAAGAGCACGTAGAAGAGCATAGACAGAAAGAAGAAAAGAGTTGTGGGTCACAATATAATCTTTTGTTATGTATGTTTTATCTGGACTATCAACCTGTATACAGTAACCATCCCCATTTTCTATTTGCTCTATATTGGTAATAAAAACCTTTTCGTATTTAGATTGCCCCGCTTTAGACTTTACATGCGAAAGATATGATAGCTTTCTCTCTATTGAGAATACGGGCTTATCTGTATAGACTCTGACCCTATGACAATCAGCATATCGTTTTTTGTTAAACCATGACTGTTTTATTGCTCTGCGACAAGAAATACCAAGAGATCTTAACACTTCAATAAAATCCGAACAAAGAGCATCAGAAACAGTATAGTACTCTATTGTAGACTTAGAAGAATACCCATCAGTATCCATCAAGCCTTTAATTAGCTCTAACTTTTGGGCATAAGATGAAAATCTGTATTTTTCTGGGATAAACTTGGTGTGCGAATTGTGGCCCCATATTCCAGCTTCTTTACATAGATGATGGAAGGCCGGTATATCTTTTGACTTCCTAATGATCCTATAATCTTTTCCTTCAGATGATTGAGATAATTTGTAGCCCTCTGGGAGAAAAGATTCAAATCTTTCAATTAAATCTTGATCAAGAGAAGTTAATACTATTTGTTTGCCGGTTAATGTGCCATCACCCAACAAGACACCTACAACGTATGGATGAATCGGCAAATCTGATTCTTCTTCGTCTACTAGCGGCATGTTTACTGGAAGGGCATATCTATATTCTTTTGTTAATTTTGGTACTTTAGATTTGCTGTCCTTTCTAACCCAAAAAAAGTTTTGGGCCATATCTTTTGTTTTTAACTCAGACCAAACAACTTCTTCGCCTCTATTTTTATTTTTGCTCCAAACCTTCCACATGTGGTCTTCACAGCAGTCTATTGTTCTTCCATCCCTTAATGTAATCCTATACATTTTAACATTTTTTTGTAGATCCGTCTTATGAATAACATTGCATAATTTTCCATCAGACCCATACACTTTATCGCCAACGACTATATTCTCCATAGTTTTCCAGCCATTTTTGACTCTAATCTTTTCATTCGGTCTTAAAAGCTTGCCAAGACCACGACTGCCTATAAGCATTGGGAATTTTCTATTCCAAACCTCTGCCAGTATCAATGCCTGAAAGGGCGAAAGCTCAATATTCATTATGTGTTTACAGGCAAATGAAAAATATTCTGGCCTCATCATTAGCCAAGCTATTCTCTCGATTAGATGCTCTTTATCCTCGTCGCCTACCACAAAATCCATAGGATTAAAAAGCTGAGACTCATCTACAGATATGCCAAGCCAAGCATCATCAATAATCTGCTGATTATTTATCATTTACCACCTAGTATAAACTTAACGACGGGCTCATTTCTTGGGTCATCAATAACCCCAATCAAAACAGAAGACAAAGATGAAACCACATGCTCTTCTTCTTCCTTGTTTTCAAAATTCAATATATGCCAACAAGCATGTAATATCTCATGAAGAAGCGTGTCTCTGGCTATAGATCCACCACCGCCAAGATAAACTCTTATTTTTCTTTGCTGCGAGCAACAATCACCCCAAGTGCCATGATCATCAAACCAAATCTTATCGGCCATTTTAATATCCCACTTATGACCCATGACCCATACTTCTGTAGGTAAAATCATATTATCTTCCTCTTGTTTATTTTTCATGAAACGCTTCATTAAGCCTTTTGAAAAGGCTATTACAAACCAAGAAAGCATTATTTTTATTGCCGCATAACATAATCTTAGTGTCATAATATACTTGAAACTCCATGAGGCACTTGAGTATATACTTCCCAGTAACCTTAACTTTATCTCGCAAAGACTTAGGCATACTAGACCCCTCTGGGTATTTCAATATATCGTCCATATCGAACTCGCAAATCAAAAACGAAAACTGATAATCCTTCATTCTCTGCATTTCAGCCTGAAAGGCATTTTTCTTTTTACCTAAATTCATAGCTATTTCAGAAACGCAGCCCTTTCTTTCAACGCACACAATGTCCTCAAACCCCTCTATGGTGTAATCTCCAGTATGAAGGGTCTTGACTTGCATCCCTAGACACTTATCATATTCAGAAAAAAACCAACCGTTTTGTTCCCTAGTGTCTTTTATTACTTTATACTTAGGCGTCAACCTTAGTAACCTTTGCTGTTCCAGAAGCCGAATCGTATTGCATTCTTAAAAGGCCCTCTTTTCTTTGTGGCTTAAACTTATCATACGCCACATTAAATTCATGAGCACTGACGGCAACAGAAACAGCTTCTCCAGAACTTAAAACACCAGCAACTTTATCTTCAAATGATTCCACAACTGGTGGGTTGTATGGCTCTGGTTCGTAATCATAATCTATCATTTTGAATTTCTCCTAACTATTTCATTAAAATAACTTATATATACTGACTCACTACCACTAATACTTTTATGGCAAGAATAACATAGGGTTATCCCGTTTGATATATCGTATCTTAGTGAGGCCGCTGACGACCATTTAATAATATGGTGAACATTAAGCCTCTTTTTAGATTTACACATCTGACAACAAAACCCATCTCTCTTTAGCACTTCAGTCCTGAATTTTTTGTAGGCCGGATCTGCGTAATTTCTCTTCATTTATGTCATGCTCCAGCATTCTGTGTACTAATTCATCAAAACTTATATCGGCCCGCCACCCCAATTTATTTTTTGCTTTTGTGCATCTGCCATTAAGATAATCAACTTCCGATGGCCTATAGAACTTTGGGTCAATAACAACCAAATCAGACCAATCGTCAACACCGACACAAGAAAAGGCCGAATCAAGAAAATCCCTAACTGAATGGGTTTTTTCTGTTGAAACAACATAATCGCCCGGCTCATCTTGTTGCAGCATTAACCACATAGCTTTTACGTAATCTTCAGCATGGCCCCAATCACGAATAGCGTCTAAATTTCCGAGTCTTAACTGTGGTATGTTTTTATTTTTTGAAGTGTGCCACTTCGCTATCCATTGTGTGATTTTTCTAGTGACAAACTTATCGCCCCTACGCTCGCTCTCGTGATTAAATAAAATACCGCAACAACCAAATATACCATATGACCTCCTATAGTTATCGACAAGATTATGGGCCGCAACTTTAGCTATAGCATATGGGCTCTGTGGCATAAACGGCGTGTTTTCATCTTGGTATTTATCGCCATTTTTATCGACCAGATAATTTCGCCCAAACATTTCGCTAGATGAAGCCTGATAGAATTTAACACTATCGTACAAATCTAAAGACCTAATGGACTCTAAAATATTCATACATCCATTAGCGGTCGATAAAAAAGTAAGAGAGGGCTGTAAGAAAGATGTAGCCACATGAGATTGGGCCGCAAGGTTATATATTTCATCCGGCTTAGTTGAATGAATTGAGTTCATTATTGAAAACTGGTCAGTAATATCTCCCTCTATAATATTTATTTTTGGCAGTAGATGAGATATCCTTTGTGTGGTATCTACGGAGACTCTTCGCGTAACGCCCGTAACAGAGTAGCCTTTACTGAGTAGTAGTTCTGCGAGATAAGAGCCGTCTTGCCCCGTTATACCAAATATGAGTGCCTTTTTAGTCATATAACTGTGTCCGGTGTTAGAAATGGTTGATCAACTTGACCGTCCCCGTATTGCGTATACTCTGCGAGACGGCGTTTTTCTTGTTCTACGGCTAGCCTCATTTTCTCCATCTCGATACCGATTTTTGTACGGTATGTCGGGTCTGTCGCAATCTTCTTAACGAGCGAGGCGAAAGTTAGCTTAGAGTCTTCAATCGCTTTTACTCGTTGCTCTCTTGTTCCTTTTAGATCCTTAAGCATTGTCGCCTTGCGAGATTGGAGGTCTTTGTAGTCTTTCGACAATGTTTCCTGTGAAGCTCGCAGCATAGCCACCTGTCGTTCAAGGTTTATAATTAGGTCCATGTCTCTTTGGTCCTTGTCTCTCGCCTTCTCCTCGCGGACGAGCCGCTCGATAGTGGTGATTTCTTCTTGGTTCTGTTGTTGGCTGCGGAGAATTCTGTTCATGAGGATTTCAAGCTTGATTGTGTCGATTATTTGCATTTCTTCTGTATGGAATACATCGTCCTTGAACTGGGACCACATCTTCTTGAAATGAAACTCAAAAAGTTGTAATTCTTCATCACTGAATTGGGCCCGAAGTTCAGCGTAGTAAGGTTTGCCCTTAAGTTCATTCGCAACAGAGACTTCAGCTTTTTGGGCAGGAGAAAAACCAACATGGTCTTTTATCCAGTTTGTGATCGACACTACGTCACGGTCTAGTTTTTCTGCTATTTTGGAGGGCGTTAACGCCTCGGCGTTTGCCTCGATAAAGGCCCGCTCCTCAACTGTAAATCGCCCCTTTTTCATTATTCTAAAATCTCCTTAAGTATTTTGACTATAAGGGCCTTGCGGCTTTTTGGCATAGGAGAATTAGCCTTGAGTTTTAAGTAGTCCCGCCTATATTCAGCCGGAAGCTTTTCGTCTATAATCGCCAGTATTTCTGTTATGTGGGCGTCGTTGGTGGTTGTGTCGGCAGTACAGATTGAATGGATCGAATTAATGTCGAGGGCCTCATTTATGTTTTTCTTGCGGGTTTGGATGTTATGGGCGACCCCAATGTCTAGGCGATAGTAGTTATCCCGCTTGAAGTTCTTGAGGCGGTTGGATATGTGGGTGAACATGAAGTTTGAGAGGGGCCGGGCTTCATCGTATTTATCGAGGCCCTCTATACCAATGATGAAAGCCTCTTGGAAGATATCCTCAACATCGTAGGGGCCGAATGTGAACTTTGGGGCCAAGCGGCGGGCCACTTTGGATATGGTTTCAGAAACTTCACTCTCGGTCATATTGTTAGGAATTTTCATTTTGTATTTTTCTTTTCTGCTCTAATAATTTATCATAGGGCACCCCATTGATAGTATGTGGGGGCGAATAGCCAGCAAACTCGCGGCCATCATTAAAGAAGCCCTCTACATCCTTGTCGGGATGTTCTTCTTCTAGGATCTTTTTGATTTCCTCATCGAGCTTGGCTATGCTCTTTGTACTAAAATAGGCGCCGACCTTCTTGGGGTTATTTTTCTGTGACATAATAAATTCTCCTTGGTTCTAAGATATTATGGGGTCATATATGTTGCTATACACATGCTGCCGTGTAAGTGGGTTCTATTTGGGGCTGTCGGGATGGATTGGGTAAGACATATTAGATATTTTGGGTTATTGTGTTTAGACCACCCCGGCTTTTTCGCTCTTTTACCCACCTTACCTATTTAAACAGAAAATACCGGGTAGGGGGGCCGGGCGAGCCGTAAGTCCTTATGTATCAACCACTTACGTCATGTCAATAGGCATTCCGTATGCCAAAGAAAGAAAAAAGTTTTGGAATGATGTTTGCTACTCAGGAAAAATCGCAAAAAATCTTTTTTTCTTGTTGACACGCTAAAGCCTAGACACTAAAATGTCGATATAAGGAATAAGGGACAGGAAAGAAAAGGAAAGAAAATGAACTTCACAACTGCAACTCTGTTCACCGCTCGCATCTATGACGTCTTCGGTGAAGTGATCGACTACACTACTCACTCCGATGCCGTGATGCTCGAAAATATTGTTCGTGGAGATTGGGAGGGCAGCGATTGGGCCGTCAGTTTCACAATCTTCAACGACAAGAATGAGGAAATCGTTTCTGACGAAATCTGATTCAAGGGGTTGACACCGACTAGCCGATACTGTAGACTAGGGAAAAGGAAAAAAGGAAATGATGAAACAGATTCAACATGGTGATCGGTTTTCTTGTGGTGATGTTGTTCAGTGGATCTCTAGCAATGGCAATCCTTACATCGGAGAAGTAGAGAGCATCAGAGAAGGGGTTGATTCTCGTGGTGATCTGCTGACTGTACGCTTGTTCAATGGCAAGGGCTATCGTAACGCCTACGATAACGGTAACGATATTGAAGTTCTGGAAAGGGTAGAGTATGTTTGAGATTAAAGAGAACGGCCCATACTTTGAGGCTGTGCTTGAAACGATGAGCGATAAAGAGATCACCCAACGAATGCACGGTGCAAGCCGTAGGCTATCGGGCAAGCCGATGACCGATGCTCACCGTGTGCTATTGCAATGCGTGATCATTGAAGGTGCAAGAGAGTTGCGGAAACGTTGGTATCCTTAAGGTGAACAAATGTCCTACTATTCAGGCATGTACAGTGATGAACAGGCGTATAACGATGAGCAAGAATATGCGGCCATCATGGATGAGATGAACATCCGTACACTAGAGATGATGATGATGGATGAGGCATACGCTGAACAGATGGACAGCGAGTACCACAGTTGACGTAAACCCTTGCGGCGTAAGGACTTACGCTCGCCGGGGCGGGGCGTCGTCGTCGTAAGTCTAATGATACCAAGGACTTACGTCACCACATGACGCACATTCTGTGCCATGTCTCACCTAATCCGGGCGGTTAGCGTTTGGCATGATATTTGCACATAGAAAAAATCTCAAAAAAAATCCAAAAGGGGGGTTGACAACTCAAGAATCTTTGGTATAATGTCGATATAAGAAGTAAGGAAAGAAAGAAAAGGAAAAAGAAAATGAGAATCGAAAGTCATGAAAACCTGTACACTGAAATCCTCTCTCACAGTGATTGCTGTGGTGAACAAATGACTGGTGAACAGGTAGATTACGGAATCTGCCCTTGCTGTGGTGAACACTGTTCAGTAGTTGAGCAAGAATGGATTCTAGAAAAAATCTGAGAACAGGGGTTGACAGGCTCAAGAAAATCTGATCAAATGCCGATAAGTAAGAAAGAAAGAAAGAAAGAAAATGAGAACCTACAACAAAACCTACCGTCGTCATCGTCAAATCTTCCTTGGCTGGAATGCCACCTTTTACGCTGACGGACAGCGTTGGACTTGGAAACTTGGAACCCAGTATCCCTACAAAGTGGATGCCGAAATGGCAATCGTAAAGCGGTTCCCAACCGCTACCAAAATCAGCATGTACAAAATCATGTGTGAGGAGTGAACAAGCGTTCAGGTTGACAGCCCCAAACCAGTTTTGTAGAATCAGAGCATCATCAACCCAAGGAACAGAGACATGGATACGATCAACTACACCGACGATGACTTTCTGACCGACGAAGAGTTCTTCGATGCTCTTGAGGATTTTCGTGGGCCTGACATTACGTTCACCTATACGCCTGAACAGGATGCGGCCTACGAAAGATACCTTGCAAAGAGACAAACCAAGAAGCAACCGAAGCCACGAGACATCGCAGAGATGAAAAACGAAGCGTATGCGAAACTGGTTGAGTTCTACAGCAACGAAGACAACATAGTGAACGAGCGTTCACCATTTGACAAGGAGTGAACACCTGTACACTATCCCATGATGCGTCGTAAGTCGTTGGTATCAAAGGACTTACGTTCGCCGGGGCGGGGCCTCTGAGTCGTAAGTCTAGTATTTTCAACCACTTACGACACAAAAATATTTTTCTCAAGTGGCATTGACAGAATGCCGATACTTATGGTAGGAACGAAAGACATACCATAGGAGAGAACAAATGTTCACTGCTGTTTTTATGCTGTTTGGGTTTGGGTTTGGGTTTGAGGGCTACGAGAATGGCAAGGTGTACGTAGGTTTATATACCCCCACAACGGAGTATGGATACGTGATCACCAGTGAACAAATGTATCTGGATGTGGTGCTGGAAAAAAATCCAGAAAAATCCTCACGAGGGGCTTGACGGGTTGCCGATACTCTGTATAATGAGGGCATGATCAATAACCAAGGAATGAAAGAAATGACGCCATACCCAAGAATCCAGACGCTTGATATTGACCCCGCCCGTTTTTCTGCTATGATCGAAGAGTTACTAGCCTATTCTGAAACAGAGGAGAAGAAGATGCCAAACGATTATGAAGAAATGGAACAGGAAAGCCGCCTGTATCCTTGGCTTGATCTTGCCATGACGGAAGAGTATTATGACGAAGAATGGGACGAAGAATATGAAGATGACGGTCAACCGTCAGAATACGACGAGTGGCAGGATGTACACGGTGGGGACGATTGGGATCATGGGCAGTTTGACGCAGGAGAGGTGTGGTAATATGCAAACGGTCAAAGTTGGTATTAAAAATGATCATAAGAATGATTATGTTCGGGAGATTGAGTTTGAAAACGGATATTCCGCCAGTATTATTTCCCATGATTTTTCCTATGGTGGTGATCGTGGTCTGTTTGAAGTAGGAATCCTGTATGATGGGATTCTAGTATATGATACGCCCCTAACGAAAGATGTGATTGGGCATCTTGATTTTGCTGGTGTTGCTGCTACACTTAAGGATATTGAGGAACTTCCCCCAAGGGACTAGAACTATGCAGACTTACAACGGTTACGCTAACTATGAAACTTGGCTCGTGTCCGTGTGGATTGATAACGATCAGGGTAATATTGACCATTGGGTTGATGTTGCACGGCATCACTATAGTATCTCGGAAGATCGGAAGTATTTCACCAAGAAAGAAGAGGCTATTATATCTTTCGCTGAAGATATGAAAGAATGGTATGGTGATCATGTGCCAGACTCGGATGATATTGGTGGGCTGTGGAGTGATATGCTACACGCTGCCCTTGGTAGTGTAGACTGGCACGAACTGGCTGGAAAGTATATGGAACAAGCATTGGAGAATGTAGAATGCTAGTATTTCTTTGTTGTATATCTGGAATATATCTATTCTCTATATCTTGCATGTATTTTATACTGAGGCTTGAGAAGTGAACGTTTGTTCACCAAACCCCCGCGAGTCGTAAGTCGTTGAAAACAAAGGACTTACGCTTCGCCGGGCCCCCCGATTGTGCCGTAAACCCTTGGTATCAAAGGACTTACGTCATTCAAGAAAAGGGGTTGACATGGCCGATGAATATGGTAGAATGGGCAACATATAGGGATAGTAGGTATACAGTAGTGAACAGGTGTACATGGGTAGACTTGTCTTACCCCATATTATAAGATAGGCGTTATTGGTAATAGCCAGCGAAAAACGCTAAAGTTTGTGCTTGACAAGTGACGATGATGTTGATAGAATGGTGAGAGAAGAAAGGACTGAGTAATGAACATATTTGTACTAGACTATGACCCTATTGTTGCAGCGACTATGTATTGTGACAAGCATGTACCAAAGATGGTCGTGGAGTTGTATCAACAGTTAGGATCAGCACAGCGTCGTCATGGTGCTACTGACAGTATGATGCCACTAACGTCTAAGGGCACACCGCTCAAGGGGGGTTATCATAATCATCCATGTACACTATGGGTGGGCGATTCCCGCAATAACTACTTCTGGGCAGCACTGCATGGTATCACACTCACAGAGGAGTATACTATGCGTTATGGCAAGAAACATGCTTGCACAGACGGTTTGCATCAACTG